GCAAATGTATTGGGTGCAGAAGATAAAAAGGTATCTGCGAAGAAGAACGCGCTCCAATATCTATTGGGCGAAATCGCTGCAAACAGACCCGTCGACCTCTATGACAGTGGTTATTTTTATCGTGATTATATTGATGTTCGCGATTGCGCTCGAGCAATCAATCTGGTTGTCAACAATGGAGAACTCAACTCCATCTATAACATCGGAAACGGATACCCAATAATCTTCCGTGATGTGATTCGTTACGCTCGAGATGCTATGGATTCGGCTTCTGAACTGCGTACGATTGAACAGAAAGAATTTCATAAGAAGGTTCAGTCTTCTCGATCATTCTTTATGGACAATACGAAGTTAAGAGAACTTGGATATCGACCAGAGTATACGATCCAACAAACTGTCGATGATATCATATACAATATCTTAACTGCTAAAAATAACTAAATATACTATAATCCCACAGTGTGGAGAGAGTATGTTTGGTTTCAAACAATCTATTCCGTTATTAACAGAACAGAAAAAGCCAGTTCGCGGAATACAACACCTTCCACATCCTTCAGAATCAGCCTTCAGCGCTCGTAAGGGTGCAGTTGGTTCTACTCTCTCCAAGATTCAAGGCGTCATCAGCGGTCGCGCTCCGATCACTCGAAAGATCGACGATCGTATGTCCTTTCAAGTCATTCGCACTCCAGAAGGTAAAATCGGCGTAAAATATAAAGGCGCTGGTTCTACCTACAATTTTTCTGCTGAAGATGTAAAGAAACAGCATAGCGAAAAACCATACATTGCTGGACCATTGATGAATATTCATAAGCACATTGCGAAAGTGCTTCCAGAAGGTCCAGGCGAATATCAGGGTGGATATCTAAGTTCCCTTGAGGATCGTACCGAAGAAGATGGTAAGATAGGTCACAAACCAAATACTATTCGTTACTCTGTCGACAAAAATTCTCCAGAAGGAAAGAAACTTGCAAAGGCTAGATTGAGCATTGCCTTACATTCAAGAATTGCCGCAGATGGAAAGGCTTCTCCATTAGAGGCTGGTGCTACGAAAGACCATCCAGATGTTCATGTAATGGATCATATTGTTTCAGATGAACATCGCACAATGAGTCCAGGGATACATAAAGTTTTTACAAGCGCATCATCAGAAAAGAATCGATTCTGTAAAAACAGAAAAAGCAAAGAATCAAAAAGCAGAAGAAATGCGTGCTGCAATTAATCATGTAAATGATAATCTAGACAAGTTTGATCGTACCTTTGATGTTCACCACCATCTACAACAAGCCACATATGCAGTTGCTGACTCACTATCTAAAACTGCACATGGTGGTTATTCTCATCATATCGATGGTGAAGAAGCTGCTGGTGAAGGATTCGTTTCAAATGGAATGAAATTTGTTCCTCGTAAATTCACTGAAGCCAATCGTAAAAGATCAGCAATATTCAAAGCGCAGAAAGCACAAAAGAGTGTGATATGAGTAAAGCAACATTTACATTCGGAAGATTTAATGCTCCAACTGAAGGTGGACATGGCAAATTAGTCAGCGCAGTTCAAGGACATGCTGAAAAAACTGGCGGTCGTCATTATATTTTCCCATCACATTCTCAAGATGCCAAGAAAAATCCATTGGCTCATGGCGAAAAGGTTGGATTTATGCGTCGTCTATTTCCAACTGCAAATATTGTTTCTTCAGGCAAAGTGCGAACAGCAATCGATGCGATGAAACATTTAGAGAAACAAGGACACACTCATGTCACAATGGTAGTGGGTTCTGATCGTGTCGATGACTTCCATTCTCTGCTCAATAAATACAGAAAGAAAGAATATCCAGGAGTTAAAAAGGTCAACGTTGTGTCAGCAGGACAACGTGACCCAGACGCGGAAGGTGCAGAAGGAGAATCTGCTTCGAAGCATCGAGCGCTAGTTGCTGCTGGAAAACGAGATGAGTTTATTGGAAAATATAGCGATAAGAAACTCGGCGCACAAATACATGATGCATTAAAAAAAGGTATGCAAATGGAATCAACAAACCCAATCGGCATTTTTTTACTTGGTGGTCCAGGAAGCGGAAAAGACTATGTTCTTAAGAACATCTTTTCTCGTTTTGATTTGACCGAAGTTCAAGCAGATCAAATTCTCAATGGTGCTGCTGCTGAACTATTTGAATCAAATCAAAATATCGTTATCAATGGCGCTAACGATGCTGAGAAAATTGAACTTGTTCAAAATTTACTAGAAGGTTATACATTTGATTTTGTGCATGTATCTGTAACGAATAAGGTTTCACGCTTACGTTAGAAAGAGTTACAAGTCTTGGTCTTGAAATGAAATCAACTCCTGAGCCAAAGTCTTTCTCTGTAATTAAAGAAAAGTATTTTCCACCAGTCGCAAAAGATAAAGCATCTGGACTTCCAAAGAAGTATGTCCGTGGTTTAAGCCCATCTACTGCAAAGGCTAGAGCAGCTCACTGGAAAGAAAAAGCAAAGTTATCTGATAGTGATCCAAGAGCATATGAACCAGCTCCTGGTGATGCAACAGCAAAAACGAAACCAAGCAAGCACACAGTTGCTGTTCGTAAGATGATGGATGAGGCAGAACTTCAGAAAGTTCGTCGCCTTCCGCGCAGTGGAAACATCACTGCAGTCATGGACAAGAGACAAGAAACTGGTCGAGTTTCAGAGGATGTAGTTGCTGAGGGTGCGGCTGATTCTTCACTCGCAGCAAAAGCTGAGAAGTCAGGTATTTCAGTAGGAACGCTCCGCAAAGTTTACAAGCGTGGAGTTGCTGCTTGGAATTCTGGACATCGTCCAGGAACAACACCACAACAGTGGGGTCATGCTCGTGTGAACTCTTACATCAATAAAGGAAAGACTTATCACACAGCAGATAAAGATCTTCGTGAAGAAACCGAAGAAGATATTAATACACTTTTTGAAATGCAATTAATGGGTACTGACGAATATCGTAAGCATGCTATTGCTATGACGCCAGGACAGGGAGAAATTGAAGATGCTTACAAGTCTAAGAAAACTGTTAAGTCCGAAGAAGCAGAGTGTGAATGTGGAGGAGATTGCGGCTGCAAAGATGGCTCTCAAAATGAGTCAGTTGGAGGAGCAAGTGAACGAAGTGTTCCAAAGAGTTTCAGAGACCTCCGAACCGAAGCCAAAAAAGAAAAAGAAGAAGACACAGAAGTAACAGCAGTTTTCGATCCTAAACTAGGCGACTCTAAGAAAAAAACAAAAAACTTGAAATCACCTCCAAGAAATCTTGATTCAACAATGCAAGGTCTCCCAGTTGCATCTCGCTTCAATGCTTATGAAGAAAAGAAACCAGAAGAAAAAGGTTTCATGCCAACACCTCGTCAGGTTCCTGCTCCTCCTGGCGGTCATTCTGTTCCAAAGGGATATAAGCGAGTCAAAGATCATATCGCTGGTTGGAAACTTGTAAAGGAAGAAGATTCTTCTGAACTCACTCTCGAAGAAGCAGTTCAGTATCATACAGAAAATAATATTTCTTTTACTCAAAACGTTTTCCGTCCAGGTTCAGAAATGTTCTTTGAATTGATTGGAGGAATGAAAAAGAAAGGCGACAAGATGGTCCCTAATTGCGTTCCTGTGAGCGAAGAAGGAGATCCAACTGGCGGCAAGGGCATCGGTAAACCATTTCGCTCTGGTGGTGGCGGTGCGGTTTATGTTCGTGTTGGTGATGGTATTCGTAAGATTACCTTCAGCAATTCTGGTATGGCAAAGAAATACAACGATCCAGCAAGAGTTCGTTCTTTCGTCGCTCGTCACCATTGTTTAACGAATAAAGATAAGACGTCAAGATCCTATTGGGCTTGCCGTTGGCCAAGATACTTTTCTGATTCAGGACAAACATGGTGGTAGAAAAAAAGCCATATGAAGACCAAGAACTAAATAATTGGTCTTTTATACGAACTTTCAGGCACGATGTATTGACTGAGGAGTTGGTTTGGCATCGTGATGAGAACGGTAGATTTATAGAAGTTTTGGAAGGAAGTAATTGGGAAATTCAAATTGATAATGGACTTCCAAAGAAGTTATACAAAGGCGATAGGTTTTTTATTCCTGCAAAAACTTATCATAGAATAAAGCGCGGGACAACAGATCTTAAATTGAAGATCGAGGAATTCTAAATGGCAGACGTAAAAGTTCCAGCACTCTTGCATAAGATGTCAAAGGCTGCTCAAAAGGCATGGTATAAAAAGAACAATATGAAGATGCCCGATGACATGGAAGGTAGATCTGCTGCTGCAGCGAAGAAGGTGAAGGTAACACCAAGAAAAGAGATTGCTGTTGAGCCTGGTTCTGTGCGCGCTTTAAATGCAGCAAGACAGCAAGCATACATGGCAAAAGGTGGTCGTCAACCTATTGGTGCTGCTGGTTCAGGCGGTCATAGTTCTATGGCTGGATCAAACATGTCAACTGCAAAGGGAATGATTGCTGGAATCAAAGCTGGATTCAATCCAAAAGTCTCTCTTGATCCATATGAATCAGAAAAAGCAAAGAAAGTTGGTCCACGCTCATTAAAAATGAAAAAAGAAGAAGTCGAAC